TCTTAGAACTCCTTCAATTTGTGGAAACCGACCTTGCCAGTCTCCGTCCGTAGCCAATAGCAGTCAATATAACCCATTTGAATAAAAATGTCTTTCAAAGACCTAAAACCCTCGACTATCCCTTGACGACCCCCAAAACAGATAAAATCAACAACCCAAGGACTATCGCCATCACCACGCCAAGCGGCAGGTGGGAACTTACCTGTTTCAATATATTCGTCCACATGTCGTTTTTCCGGGAAGGCCCAAGTAGCAAACAAATAGGGTGTCGCTTCGGAGTCTACACCAAATATATAATTACCCATAGCCAAGGGCGGTTCTAAGTACATTCGCTTGTCAGCCCAAGAATAGTTCCTGTGATACTGGCTGTAATCCATCATCATGGAAGCCGTGTCATAGTGAAACTGTTCATAATCCATCATCATGGCTTGCTCAAATCAATGCTGAAAAGGGTTGTAAGCGTTATCTGCAACCGCCTGTGGAGGCCGAACCATTTTTGCCCGGTTCTCAAGTCCGACAGCAAGGTAACGGAAGGCGTCTGCGGCGTGGCTGGTAAAGTCGTGCCGGGGCGCGTCTCTGAAGCTTCTTTTCTTGTCATCCCACTCTTGCCTGTACTGGCGCAACATATCCAGCCCTTCCGCTGTCTTGTCACGGTCAAAATAACATCTAGGTAGCATCATCCTCGCCGCGTTAATGCCATCAGCTACCTTCATCTTAGGAATCACTTTGAATCTGATTCCGAGCGAAAACGCCGTTTCCAAGCGGCTTTTACCTGAGCCCAACTCACGGACCTCAATGTCGTGAGGAGCGAGGTGGTCGCCGTAATTATAATTTTTCTTTGTGAGTATATCTGCATAATGGTCGAGACCAACGCCAGAACTCTCGTAATAATCAATAACATTTACCGCACCGCCTCTGAATATCTGCGCAAACCATATGGCTGTTGAGTCGTTAATACCCAAATCCCAAGCCGTATGCACCGGATACATAGGGTCGTAAGGAACTCTGGTTATGCGGCCAGCTTCTTCAGCCTCACTCAGCAGCTTGCCGTAGTACGCCCCGATGATAGCCGCCGTAAAGGAACACTCGTATTCCTGTTCATACTGTTCAGGCGTCATCTGTGCCTTGGCAGCATCTAGTTCCTCTGGCTTGACAATGCCAGTCTCACTAGCCTTACAAATCTTAAAATACCAGTCTTCAGAGCCTTCGGCAATCTGCCCCCGCGCCGTGTCTAACAAATCAAAAAAATGGTTGTGACCAGCTGGCGTGCCTAGAAAACAAGCCGAGCCCTGTCTGTCAGATAAAGCAGGCCGTACAACTTCCCCCCATACCCTTGGATTCTGCATGCCAAACTCGTCAAAAATGCACTCATCCAAATAAATACCACGAAGGGCATCCGGGTTCTCAGCCGACAGCAACATTAACCGCCCCCCATTCGGAAAGTCAGCACGCAGTTCTGTCTCATTAAACGTAACGCCGGGAATGACAGACGCATAAAACTTAACGTAATCCCAAGCAATACGCTTGGCCTGCGCAAACGTAGGCGCAACAAACGCTGTGCGTGGCCTTGGCAACGGACAAGTAAGCGTGGTTTTTATTAGCTGATTAACCGCGAATACAGTCTTGCCAAAGCGTCTATGCATCACTAAGACATTCCAGCGCTTCAGGCTGTTGTGCATTTCAGCTTGGAGCGCACGAGGCCTATACGGAATCTTTACGTCCATTAGCTTTCCCACATAATGCGTATGCCACCGTCAGTCACCTCAACGCCAGCCTTGTTCTTCTGTTCACCAAAGCGCTCCGGTATAATCTTCTGCACCTTCCAGCGCACATGATTGGCATAATCACGCAGCACATGCGGGTCATAGTCCTTTCGCTTGTTAAGGGCATCGTCATACAGCTTATCAAGCTCCTCTAGCGCCTTCTCCGCACTATACTGCTGTGCAGTGCGTACCGCAGCGTCAAGCTCCTCACTGCGCTTCATACGCTTGTACAGAGCCTGCCTAGAAACGCCCGCACGGTTGCAGGCATCTACCATCGTAAAGCCGTCTGCAAGGTCGGCTATGATTTGCCGTGTTGTGTAGGTCGTGAGTTTTGTCATGCTTTCTCCGTGTGTGCAGAACATATATTTAATACATATCGAAGCGGCACCGACTTGCTGGGGTGCATGCCTTTAAAACAGTCCCCCGGTACCTGTTGCAAAAAAGAGACACTGTTGCATTTTTGCCACACTATGATAGGCTCGGCGTACAGTGCCGCGCGATAGACTGTGTATACAGAGTGTGTGCAGACACTTACAACAATCCATCCATCCCATACATTCCAGTCACTTAGCCGCAACGCATCCATGCCGCTCAGTGTAAACTTTTCTATGAATAAGGCAACAATCTAGGCAAAAAACCTTACTCTTGCCACATTCTCGCCGCATTCACTGCCCACATTGCAATCATAAGCAACGCACAACCGGAGGCAGTAACATGGAACACATTCATTACAGACTAAAAGTCATAACCGCGCGGATGATTGCGCCTATTCTTCGCATGACAGGCTTTCGCTTTTCAAAAGATTATCGGCACGGTGCCACAGCCTACCACCGCGCTGTCTATGCGATTGTATCGACACCCACAGCGAACCTTCTCGCTGAAGGCATCCAGATAAACACAGGCCGGAGGCAGTAACATGAGCCCGCATTTCAAACTACCAGCGGACGCACGGTCTGGCCCTAACTGCGGTGTAACTGCCTTGGCAGTCGCCGCAGGCGTCAGCTTTGCCCGCGCTTGGAACACCTTTGCCAGCGTGGGCCGATACGGTAAGCGCTGGAAGGGCGCAACCTTCACATGCCACCAAGGGCCAGCCTTAGACAAGCTTGGCATTAAATGGCACTCAACCGTACCAGCTGGAGGCGGCACGTTGTTTGCTGGTAAAGGCAGGACGGTGAAGTATTTTGTCGAGAACCACACCGCAAAAGACACGCTCTACATGATAACGACTGGCAGTCACGTCCAGCTGGCACTCAATGGCATGATGCTGGACCAATGCGGCCCGAAACCTGTCGATGAATACAGGTCAAGACGGTGCAAGGTCAGCAACGTGAAAGTCATAGAGACGCCATTCAAGCACGCTCCGGTTGAGATGACTATCAAACCCATGCCGGAGATAGCCAAGGCCGCTAGACGCGCGGCAGACGCTTGGCAGGGCTCGACACTGTTCCCGCACCTGTTCAAGGAACAAACACCGCCACAAAATAATCACCAGCTTGCCCTATTTTAGACACATTCATAGGCAAGCATCACACTACAAACAACGGAGGTTTTACCATGTATTACACAGTAACATACGCCATTGACAGCCTAGACACTAACCCGACTGTTAAAACATTCGACTGCATCTATGAGGCGCAGGACTGGATAGCTGGTGAAATACAGCGGCGTGTTGAACACACAGTCTCTCATTCACCATACGCTTTGACAGAGGCCGACATTGAGGCATTGGAGGAAGCTGAGTATTCACTTGTGCGGATAAGCTAGGCCGAAACCTTGCCCGATAATGTCGGGCTTGGTCTGCTGGTAAGGCCAGCACTGATGAGGCCATCAGAAACGCCATTACAGGAGGGTTATACCATGACATACATTCCAACAGTTACAAACATGCTTTCACCATCTGGCAACAAGGTTCCAGACCAGTTTGTCATTCATGCAGAGGACGGCTGGTACTTTCAAAGCTACACCACAGTCATAGCCTTTAAAGGCGTTGACGGCACAATAAAGCTTGACCGCGACAGCTGGGATTTCAGCAAAACAACCGGAAAGTACCGGAACATGTTTTTAGACATGAAAAAAGCAGAGACTGAAAAGCTGATTAAGGACGGCACAATCACCCTCGCAGACCTTAACTAGCACCCAACCTACCCGCTGAAGCTTTGACAGGCCTCAGCGGGCTTTAAAACGCGATTACGGAGGTAATGACATGCAAAAGTACACAGTGACAGTCATCGGACTGGTAGAACGCATCATAACAGTCGAGGCAGACAGCCTAGAACACGCAGAACATGCCGCAGAATGTGAATGGGCCGCAATGACTGGTGGCATCATTCAAACAGCTGAAGCATCAACAGCCATAGAGGAGGCAGAGTGATGGAAGACTATCTAACAACATATTCGATACAGACAGGGCCGTTTCAATATGACGATGACTGGCAGTTGCACGACACAGAAGAGAAAGCCCTTGAATGGATAGCGCGACAAAAGAAAGCCCACGGATACCGCATGGAAACGTGGTTTGTTGCCAAGATTATTCACAGAGACATTTCACAGATAAACACCGGAGGTTGAGACATGGCAAACGCACAAGCAGAATTTAGGAAGGCACTAAAGAATATAGAAAAAGCGCAAGCGCAACGCCGCAAAAGCTTTGACGCCCTGACCAGTGAACAGCAAAAAGCTATTCTAAACATACTGCGCACAACAGACTCCATATTAGAGTCGGCAAGGTGTCTGGTGTCGTTTTCTTATGAAGACATCATCGAACTGGAAAGGAACAACCACGACTTGACAAGGTGGTTTGGCATCAACCTAGAGGAGGAATAGACATGTACCTACTAGCTTACACACTGCGCTTTTTTCCGGGTATCAGCGGAGACACCACGGAAAAGCACCACTACGAAGTGTTCGACACAATAGAGAAAGCCCGACAAAGCGCGGGCTCGATGATGAGGCGGCATCCGAATATCTTTGACCGCTATGCCATCTCGCAAATCGTGGAGACTAGCCAACCAGAATGGCGGCGCACGAGAAGCATGGAGATTGAAGATTAAAAATTCTAAAAAAACCCAGCAATGCATTGCATGCAATGCATTGCTTTCTCAGCGATGCTCTTTTTTTTATATAGAAAAGTTTAGTTAGTATCACTGCAACTGCTGATAACGCTGTTCACTACATGCGGCCGCATTGCTGTGCTGTTAAAGAGATTTTAATCAGCTGTGGATAACCCTGTCAAGACACAAAATGGAGGCAAGACAATGGAAATCATCACACGCAAAGAAGCTAAAGAGAAAGGCCTTACGCACTACTTTACAGGCAAGCCATGCAAACATGGGCATATCGAACTCCGATATACGGCGACTGGTTACTGTGACGAATGTCGAAAAATAAAATGGCGGCAGAACAAAGACAAGCATTTGTCTAACAGCAAAAGATGGAAACAACAAAACCCAGATAAAGTTAAAAAACACTGTCAAACACAGCAAAAGCGCAGGCGGATTATAACAGCGTCAAAGCCGTTGTCCCCTAGACAGCAGGCAATAAAAGAAGGGCGAGAAACATACTTACCAGAAAAGCCATGCGTAAAAGGCCACAGAGCTCTTAGAAAGGTAAACCACCCAGCCTGCCCAATTTGCAGCGCCGAACGATGCAAAAAATACAAGGCCCAAAACCAAGAAAAGATAAAAGCCTGTGAAAATGAATATAGGCAAAAAAACAAAGACAAGCTTGCGAAAGCACGGCAAGCCTACCACCAAGCCAACAAAGAAAGAATACGCGAAAAGCGTACAGAATGGCTAAACAATGGCGGCAGGGCAAAAAAATGCATTGCCCAAAAAATGAGGGACAAGGCAATTAAAAGAGCTACGCCTTCAACGCTAGCTAACCAAGATTTTTATGAATTGTACCAAGCCTGCAATGAAATAAGTAAAGCCACTGGCATAGAACATCAAGTTGACCACTATTACCCAATAAGGGGGGAGACTGTTTGTGGCCTAAATGCCCCTTGGAACCTACAAATCATAACCGCAGAAGAAAACTGGCGCAAAGGCAACAAAATGCCAGAAGAGTTTTACGGAGTCGGCCACACCCCGCCTATGGACTACGCTAACTAGACTCACCAGTAAAGGCACAGACAACCTTCACAACAGGCGGGCGCTGGGTCTGCTCGTATACATTCTGCTGTAATGTGACTTCACGCCATGCGGCAAACTGCAAACACTCAGCTTCTGTCCTGAACGCCTGTTCAATCTCCTCACGGTACATCCAGCACCGACTTATTGGCTCACCAGCCATGCCATACACAACGCAAACAGCGGATATTACCTCAAACATCACACATACTTTCTGCTACTAGCATACACCAAGTATCGAAATCGAGCTCGGCCACGTTGTCTTTTGACATATACACAGGGGATATGCTCGACAGACGGACAACGCATCGAATGGGGCATCTGTCAAACTTATATATCAACACAGGCTCTGTACCAGACGCATTGGCGGCGGCTTCCACCTGTCCCCACCAGTCTTTGCGCCATGTGGTGCCACGCGCATACCTTTTGCACTCCACCGTCCAGCCGGGAACGCCTATCAAGTCGCCGTGTTCACTAGCCCTGTACTGTTCAAGGTCGCGCTTGGCCTCTAATCCGGTGCGCTCGAACAGCATCCGCGCACATTCGCGCTCGAAGTTCGCACCCTTCATACGCCCATTAGTCATATCCATACTCCATAAAACATAGCCATTGGCACCGTGATGCCCGCCCATAGGCTGAGAAACCCAGCCAGCTGGCACATCATCATCTTGGTGCGCGTACCTACACAGATACGTCTTACCCAGCTTCATCATAGTCAGGGTCGCCCTCCACATAAATGACACCGCTACCCTCACACAGACGGCACTGCTTTATGATGCCGACAATCTCGCCGCCTCGTATGTGGTCAATGACCTCGAACTCATACTCAACCTCACCAGCCCCAAGGCATTCAGGGCATTCAACCTCATCATCGAATGTGAAAATTATCGTTGTCATAAAAAAACCCTATATAAAAGTTGACACATTGTAAACCAGCATGCTAGGACAGAACAAGGAGATGGAATAAAGGAGGATTTCATGGAATATGACGTTCCTGACTATCGGCAACCGTTTGGGGCCACGCATAACAGTGCGTCTGGCGGCACCCAACCTATTGATGAACATGTTTTAAAGCTGTATTTGCGTAAAGAATACAAGATGAACTTTCCTTTCGGTGCGCGTCCTCGTGCCGGACAAATCGTACAAGAAATCGCAGACCATGCATTAGGCCTACACGATTATAGCCCCATTTATGGGCGCAAAGAAGGCTTGGGCATTGATGAAGCTGTAAGGCATGGCCTTACAGAATATATGAACTATCAGCCACGCGATTGGGATGGCGGCAAGGACATCGAGGAGTACGATGCTTTCCGTGACGGCATCAGTGACATGGCACGGTTCGCTATCGAAGGCCTACAGGAATACTTTGGTGATGGTGAAATCGAGGGCGAGTTTCAACGCTGGCACAAGGACGAGCGCATTGATGTGCCTGTCATGCTGTTCCAAGACTACAGCGGGCAGGGCAAGCAGATTGATTTGAAATGCTCGTTTCCCCTGCGGAACCCTTTAAAGAAAGACGGCACCCGCTCTTGGCGTACACCAAAGCCGCGCACAGAGCCCACAGAACAACAGCTGATGCAACAGGCGGTGTACTGGAAGGCAACAGGCGATAAACCCGCCCTGCTGTACGTTACAGGCGCGGGATACAACATCGTCACAGAAGATAACTGTGATGCGCTGAAGCCAGAGAACCTAGAACGCACATACGAAGACATCGTGCGCCGCTGGATGATTATCCAGAACCTTTTACGAGCCGCTAATGGCTCTTGGAAAACGCTGTTCGGCTTGGTCCAGCCGGACTTTGGGCAAATCGCCCAGCGTCACGGACCTGACATCTTGAAAATTGCCAAGGAAGCTTGGCGTATATAGGAAAGGAATGAAGGATGTTTATTTTTCTCGTCAACAGCTTTGCTGTTATCACCGTAATCGAAGTAGTCGCATCAGTAGTCGGCGCAAACTAACAGTCAAATGGAAGGGAGATACCCAATGACAAACCTTAAAATCGAACAGAACGTACCAATTCCATCACGCAACGCTGGCAAAAGGCGCGGGCGGTCCATGAGTGAAGAGTCAAAGCTGGCCCTGTCTATGAAATGCGGCGACAGCATCTATGTCGAGGACACTAAAGTCTTTATGCGTATCAAGAAGGCCATGCAGACGGCTGATATGGGGATTGCTACCCGCACAGAAGGCGAAGGCCACCGTATCTGGCGTGTGAACAAGCTATCTCTTAACAAGAAGCCCGGCTTTCGGGGCTCTGAGGGCGCTATGAGGGCTTCCGCATGACAGAGACAGAGTGCAACACACAAGCTATTGATGAACTGCATGAGCGCGTTCAGAAGCTTGAAACGCAAGTTGAGTTCCTAACAAAGCACATCAGCCTCATGGATGGTGTGCAAAGGAACGAGTTCCAGACAATGAGTAAGCTGTTCGAAAAGATACACAGCATGGAAGGCAGACGAGTATGAGTAAATTAATGGACGCTATGGGTTTGGTGAACCAGCTTCACCAGTCACATGGCATAACGCAACGCGGTGGCAAAAAGTACACGCAAGTCGTACACCGCATGGAAGCATTCAGGACTGTGTTCGGCACAGACATGGGTGTGGACACACAAATTGTGGTGGATGACGGACAGCGTGTAGTCGTCAAAGCTATCATCACCGATGACCTTGGGAACCACGTTGGCTCTGGTATGGCTGAAGAAATACGAGGCCAAGGCAACGTGAACAAAACATCTGCGCTGGAAAACTGTGAGACATCTGCTATTGGCCGTGCATTGGCTAGTATCGGATTGTCTGGCGGTGAATATGCCAGTGCAAATGAGATGGACGCTGTACCGCGCAAGCAAGAAGCGTTAAACTCATCGAATCAGGGCGGCGCGGCGACATCTCCCACCCCGCCACCTCCAGCGGGTACGCCTGCGCCCCCTGTGTCTGAACCGGAGGAAGACCCCAACAAGGCCAAGGATGTGAACTTCTACAAAGAGGTACGCATGCGCTTGGATAACTGTAAAACCAAGAACCAAGTCACCGAATACTTCATGCAATACAGGTCACACATCAAGGAACTGCAAGGCCGGAGCCCTGAACGCGCCGACCTTATCCTGAAGCTATTCAAAGACGCCGAAGCCAAATATTCATAAGGAGAAACAAATGGCTCGTAAATACAACACCGTCACAACCATACGCATCTTTGCCAATGATGAGGGCAAGGCCGCGTACAGCAACAGCAAGTGGACGCCATACAAGGACGGCTCACCAGCTGACTTACATCTGAAAGGCAATTCAGTGTATTCAGTGCGGGCCTTCCCAAATGATGACGGTTCTCTTGGCGTACAAATCAGTGAGGTGGTTGAGTATCACGGCACAGATGACATCACTGACGGCATTTCGCAGCAGGGCATGCGCCCTATCGGTGAGGCCATGCAGAAGAAGCATGTGCCTGACAGTGCCATCAGCCTTGATGACGACATTCCGTTTTAATGGAACAGCCAGACAAAATGATACTGTTAGCAGCCCGCGATGATGGGCTGCTAATAACTATTGATGGTGTATCTCACCTTAAAGAGATGAGTGTTGAACGGTATTTTGAACTAGCAAGGCAGTGTCAGGAGGCTGGCTTGCTGTTAATGAGGAGGCAAAATCGTGGGAGAAGTAGTAAGTCTGATAACGCCCAAAGCTGAACGCTATTCACAGGGCAAGCACATCAACAGGATTGTACGGACAGGCCAATGGAAAGCCTTGTGCCGTGAACTAGAAGCCTATGATGTAATTAAAGTAGTTACAAAAATAACAGGCATAACACTAGGGCAGATGCGTTGTGCTAGGCGTGTGCCGCATTATGTTGTGGCAAGACAGCTGTTTGCCGTGCTTTGTATCGAACACACAAAGCTAAGTTATCCAGCTATGGGCCGTGTCGTTGACCGCGACCACACAACAATGATGCATTTAGTAAAGAAGGAACGTACAGATGCGTTCGAAAAAATCTACCAAGAGGCGTCCGAACAAATCGACCAGTTCAAAGAGAAAGTATTCGGCCCTCCGGTATGGTAGCTGTGACTATTGTGATGCCAGAGTGTGCCTTGATACAGGAGGCTGGGTGATACTAGGCAACAAGAAGACAGCGTGTACTAGCTGTTATTACGCTGGTGTCACAGAACTGTTCTAGCTACCACTTAACCTTGTTGGCCCAGTAAGCGGCTGACATCTTACCCTTGGAAATGTTTTTAGCGTGGCGTGCTTTGAAAGATTTGCGCCGCGCTTTTTCTTTGGC